ACATCACCTGCACCTGAATATCCTTCATAGGTATTCACATATGCTTCCAATAAAAAATTATCATCAAATTTTGATGATTGTACTTCTTCAATTATTGATTGTTTATTTACAAATTTTCTAGGAATGTATGTTACTTCAACACCATAAATTTTCAGTTGTTCATTGATTAAATCTTGAACTAACCTTTGTTCACCTTGAGATCCTTGTAGAAAAAACGGATTTAAAGCCATACATATCACCCAATAAAGTCAAGAGGTGGTAATTCGTATTCCTCTTTTAACTTGGTTAATGCAAATTCTAAGTCTCTTTGACCATCTTCATATATTTCTCTTCCATTTAATTCCAATCCACCGGGTAATTTAACTCCTCTAAATTTAATTAAATTTTGTCCCCACTGACGTTTCATAATTGCAGTCAAATACATCTTAAGAAACATATCATTATAGATTTTTGTAAAATCATCTGGATTTAATATTCTTTGGCAATCAATCACTATAAAATCACCCTCCCTTATAGAATTAAAATCCATGTCCAGATATAATCTGTTTTGCTTCTTGTTAAATCTTACTTGTCTTTCAGGTGTCAATAGAAAATCTATATCTTCAAGATAACTTTTTACCATTGAATATTGAAGAAGTTCAACAGAGTTAAAGTAATAAAGATCGTTTAAAAATAATTGGTATTTAATACTAAACATACCACCAGATATTGCACTGGTATTAAATTTAAATATTTTTTCAATACCTATTACAGAATCAGGTATTTGTATAAAATTGGAATTCTCTACAAAACTAGTTGTAGTAGATCCATAACCACTTATGGGAGTTGAAGTTCCTGTCGTTGTTACTATACCTGCAGTATTGGTTGATTCTGCATTAGAAGCAGCTTTACCTCTATCAATTTCATCTTGAGTAAATTCATGTTTAAGGAACATTTCCTCAACACCATCAAAATGTCTTTCATTAAAATATTGTAATGCATCATCTACTAGATCATCAATTTGATCATCATCAAGATTTATCTCAAGAACAGGTGCACCTAATTTCCTAAGAGAATAATCTATTAATTGTTGTCTAGTAGCTGGTTTTGACATTATTCTCCTTCAACATCAGAGGCTAGATTTTCATATTTTTCTTGCCACTCAAGTGCCTGTTGTGCAAGTTTAGTTTTTTCATCATTAAAATCTGTTAAAACAGTTGTCAATTTTGCTTCCAACAGGATATTTTGATTTGTCAATGCAGCAATTTTTTGATTGTATAATTTAATCAATGTATTCACATCAACATCATTATTTTGATTGTTCATAATTTTTAGAATGATCCACCATCAATGGTAGTCGTGTACATAGGTTTACTAGTATATGTAGTCGAGACATTAGAAGGTGTTTTACCAGTTGATGCCCCATTTAGTAAAAGTTGAGCAGAAGTATTAAATGTTCCCTCTACACCAATTAGAGTAACAGATGTTGTGTTTGATGTTGTTTTAACAATACCATTTTGAGATCCACCACCTGCTTGTCTTACATATTGTCCAGCAACAACACTTAATGCACTTCCTAATGTTAATACAATCTCTGTATTAGTTGTTAGTATTTGTGTTGAAGTAAATGTTGCTGAGCCTGGTGCATCAGTTGAATTTTGTAAACCAGTGCTATCAAAGTAAACAATACCATGAGTTGCAAAATCACCTGCTTGATAGTAGATACCTTTGATATCTAAATTACCTCTTGTTCCTGTTACAACTTCATTAGTAACTGTTGCATCAGGTATATAAGTAAAACTTCTTGCAGGTGCTTGACTATTTTCACCTGTACTATCATTATATCCAAAGAAACCAACCTTATTATTTGAAACACCTGATCCAGTGTTATAGTTGAATGAAATACCACGGTCAGTATTTGTATCAAAACCATGAGTGATTGTTAACTGAGTTGTAGTTACAATTCCAGCAGTTGTTTGTGCAGATAATCGAATTGTACCAATTCCAGTTCCACTCGCAGGTGGAATGAATGAATGAACAGTTGTACTACCGGGAATCGATGAACTACCAGTAACAACGTCACCTGTATTAATACCAACAACTGAATCTACAACGACAAGTGTTGTACCAGATCCAACTGTGGTGACGACAGTTCTTTTACTGGTTACATCACCAACACGCATGATAGCGTCATTGACGGTTGCAGATGTTGAGTTAACCTGAGTTGTTGTACCATCAACCTGCAAGTCACCTTTAATGATAACTGTACCTTCATTACTTAATCCAGATGGGAATGGGTCAATGAATAGTTGATTACCACCACCTGCTTGAGTTTGAATGATATTAGATGATATACCAATATTTCCTACTTCTACTTCACCTTGTACGATGATTCCGTTTGATTTAGTCTCTAGTTTCTTAGCTCCATTATGATATAACTCAACTGAGCCACCATCAGTAAATTTTGCTTGAACTGCATTATCAGCAGCATTTTTTATTTGAACTAAACTACCTGTAATATCAAGTCCACCAGTTCCAACATCTTTTATCTTACTATTGGCTCCATCATGAAATATTCTTAAATCAAGGTCATCACCAAACTGTGCCTCTACATTGTCAGGAAAATGTGCGTTTTGACTGAAGGTAATACCACCACCAACAAAAAACTTACCTCCAACAAAGAGGTTTTTCTCAATACCAACACCACCCTCTACTATAAGTGCACCAGTATCTTTGTTTGTTGCTTGCGTTGTAACGTTAATCCTTACGTCTGCACCTGTAAAGGTTAACTGATCTGTACCATTTTCATCATACTCTATCTGAGCATCTGAACTTCCAGCATCACCTTGAGCACCAGCACCAAACGCTAATTTAGTATCGTCGGGTATTCTTACCTCACCAGTGCCATTTGGATTAACAATTACGTGTCCATCAGTATCAGTTGATGAGAATGTATTACCATCTAATGTTAAATTATCTACATTCCACTCATCTACTTTTCTGTTTTGATCCAGAATAGCAACAAATCCATTAGCAGCAGTTGTCGGGTTTGCCTGACTAGCGACTTTACCGGGTTCTATACTCAATAAGTCGGTGTAATATCGACCACCAACTATTCGTGGGTTATCTCCAGAATCACCAGCAAACAGTCGTCCACCGAAATTACCGTGCGTTCCGACTCCAACGGTTAAACCTAATTCACCGAAATTAAGAGTTCCGGGTTGTGCTATACCCGTCGATCTTTTAACTCGTATTATACTGGCCATTTAGAAGTTTCCTCCATTAATATCTAAATTTTGTACTGATCCGGGTGTCAGTTGTAAAGTTGCCTCAAATTTTTGAGTTGCGGAATTGAAAACTAAAACCATTCCATTTTGAGGATTATTGATAGTAGTATCACTTAATCCCGCTAGAGATCCACTAACATTACCTGCTAATGATGATACAACTTTCGTTGCGTTTTGTTGTCCAACTCTTACTTTGATGTCGGCCATCAGCGAGTCACTCCTTGTCTTACTAAAACTGATCCTTCAACAACTCGTGTTACTTCACCTGCACTATCGGAAACAATAACGTCATATACGTATCTTCCGGGTTTAATTGATGCAGTGGTTGTACTTGTTAAACCAACTTGAATCGCACCATTCTCTGCTGAAGAAATTGATGCAGTAAAAGTCGCTGCTACACCTGTGCTTCCTGCATGTTTTCTCATTTGAGAAGATACAGAAAAACCACTCAAATCCAGTGCTGAATTTGTTGAACTGTTCTCTAATGAGAATGTTTGTTGAAAAGTTGCACCAGTGTTAATTGTCAGATTGCTAACATATACAGCTGCCATCTATTGAATAATATGAGATCTATACTTTATTTATATTTTAACCATCTATGAATTTTTTTTGATTAAATCGTTCAAAAGTCTCTTGAGTGTATCTACCTCAGACTTTAAACTATCTAATTCTGATTTCTCGATAGTCTTTTTATTCTTCATCTTCTTATACGCCATATAACCAGAGGTATCACAATTAATGATAGCCCCTGATTTTTCATCACGATAAAGATGTTTATGTCCTTCTACTGGGATCATGCTAATGCAATCGCTCTTAAATCTGAAAGTCTTGGTGCCTCGGCTT